CCGCAGCGTTGCCCGCGATGAGCGCGTCTTTGAAGGAGGTGTACAGGATCAGGAAGCCGTTGTTCTGCTTGTAGAAGACGTAGTTGCAGGCGTCCGTGGCCTGCTCTGCGCCCTTCACGTCGTTGGCCCGTGAAGGCTCAAACGACACCGCCTTATCGGTGGAGGTGAAAATCTTCAGCAGGGAGGGCAGCACCCACTCCACCGTGTCGGACACATCGGAGGCGACGATCTGCGACCAATCCTCCTGCTCGTTGCCGTAGGGCAGCTTGTAGTATTCCCGGCGCGACTGCTCACGGGTCGTGGCCAGTTCACCCCAGACGTACTTGGCTGAAGCCTCTTCCTTGTCCTGAAGGGCGCGCAGGAGGTCGTCGTCCTGCATCTTCATTCGGCCACCTTGCGCTTGGTGACTTTGGGAGCCGGTTCCTCCTGCTTGAGCAGCGGGAACAGCACTTCGGCCAGCTTGTCGGCTGCGTCACGGCGTCCCTGGCAAACCAGTCGAATGAGGTCTTGAAGCTCTTGCTGTGTCATGGTGGATACTCCTGTTGGGGAGTGTCCACGGTGGTAAAGCGTTAGGCCTCCCTCACCAGCGCCTTGGATTCCTCGCTCATCCCGCGATAACCCCGACACTGTTCTATTGCATGAGCCACGGCGTCTGGGATTTCTTGCCCGACATACGGTGCGCCTCTGGTGTGTATGCCCAGCAGCTTGGTCTGCCCCCGAGTCAACCCCTTGTCATCAGCCACGCTGTCGAGCCACTCGCTTGTGATCTTCATGCTGCTTCCTAGTGATAGATGCTTTCTGGTGAACGTTTGAGCAAAGCACAGCCNATACCGTAAGGGTTTACAGTTTCGCCTGTGCCTGATGCTTTCCGGAGCCACGCCGTCGCATCGCACTGTCCAGACTTGCAGACCTTTCGGCCCTACCACCCGGCTCTAGACTAAGCCCACCGCCCCCGCTTTGGCTCGCTCGTGTAACGGGGATTTAAGACGCTGCCACCGACGTTCCGCACAGTGTCCGAGTCGGTGAAAGCAAAAGGCCACTGGTCTCTACTTTCCATGTCAGCACCATGTCGCCATTTAAGGCTAGAAAGTAGAAGCCGGTGGCCTCAAGCTCTATTATCTCAGTGGTGCTGACACTTCGACAACCACAAGTGTCCAGATCGGTAAAGCAGTTAGGTCGGTACGTCCACAGCCTTAACCCACGCCATGAACTCGCCATACAACTTGCACCGCTTATCTGGCCATCCGGATTTTGTAAGCGGAACATCCCAGAATTTCTCAGGGATCACATAGTCACCGAAACTTGCCAACCCACAAACGGATGCTGCTCATGCCACAAACCCCTTGGAGTCGGTACTTGATGGGTGCAATCGACCCGTTGCTGTTGCTCATGCTGTCGGTCCACCAAACAGGTGTATCGCCACGCATCGGCCCCGTGGCTGTACTGGTCGTGCAGGGGCGAACCCGCTTCCCCTGTCTTGTTGCTGATGTTGCGCCTGTAACGTTTGAGGCACTCCACCAGCCCAGCGGCCTTGGTCTTGTCGAAGTAGGCCCGAGGGAACACCAGCCTTGCCGCCCGTATGCCGTCCTCGATGTGCATGTTGGGGATGGCTTCAACGGTACACCCCAAGGCTTCCATGATCTCTTGGGCGCTCTTGCCCGTTTTGAAGTCTTTGGCGAACCCGTCGTGTGGCAAGTAGAAGACACCCCAATTCAGCGGCATGGCCTTGAGTTGGGCCACGTAGTCCGCCAGGGTGCGGTGCGAGTCCTCGATGTATCCCACAATCCTCAGCTCCGAGCCTGCTCGCTGCACCAAGACGATAGCTGTTTTGTCATTCCAGCCCAAATCAAGTACCGCATGGGTCTTCAGCAGAGGGTCGGCAGGAACATCACGAATCCGCCCTTCTGTCTCGGCCTTGCTCACCTCGTCAAAGTAGATCGCCCCCTCTACCGCAGGCTTGCACTTACCTTCCCAGATCCAGTTGTACACCTCGGGCTTGAGGGTTGATTGGGCGTGCTGGCGTTCCATCTCCAGCGTGTTGGGGAACCACGGGTTGTCCGACCAGTTCATGTCCACCACCACACAGTCGGGTGGTTGATTCAACACAAACCGCTCATGCGTTGGATCAGATTCCAACTCCGGGTTGTACGTCACCCAGATTTCCGAGCCTTCCTTGCGAATGGTCGGGATCAGCACAGACCACGAACGGTCGGAGATGGTCTGGGCTTCCTCGCACCACACCACATCCACGCCTTCAAACGACTTGATGCTGTCCACCGTCATGTCGGACAGGCCAGCAAAGAAGAACTCTGTCCCGTTCTTGCCCCGGATAGTCGTCTGCAAAACCTCATAGAAGCTCTGAAGGCCCAAGCGGTTGATCTGGTCTTTGAGCAACTGGTGAACCGACTGCTGGATGGACTTCTGCACCTCACGGGTACACAGGAAGCGCAGGGGCTTGGTCGTGCCCTGGATCAGCAGCGCAATGGCCACCCCCCACGACTTGCCGGACCCTCGCCCGCCCTTGATGACCTTGTACCGTGCAGGCTGGAACAGAATGTCCAGCTTCTGAGGCAGTTCAATTTCCATCGGCGGCTTTGAAGCTGATCGTCCAGTGGTGTTGCAACGGGTTGTGTTCGTCGCCTATCACCTGAACGGGCATCACCTTGCCTACCAGCCCGAGGAATGCTGCTTTGGTCTTGGGATCGTGGGCGCAGTCCAGCAGGTAATCCACACCGCCTGCCTCGTTCAAGGCTTGGGCGATCATCTCGCGGATGAGCCCGGTGTTCTTGTTGGGGACGCCCTTGGGTCTGCCTGGGCCTGCACCCATCGCGGCTGCGCCAGAAAGGTTCTTCGTGGATTTTTTTACCGTCATAACGAGTCCTTACGGGTGTTCGTTGCTCTTATTGTCGGAAGTAGTAAAGCGGGGCAGATCCGTCCTGATGATCTTCACATCGAAGATCGACCGAACCCCGCACAGACAGGGTGCCGTCTGCCCTACCCATGTTCCTGGCGGGAGGTAGATGGACCGACCCTCTGCGTCCACATGCCTTTCAAGCAATCCGATGAAGACGAGGTTGTGGAGTGCGGAGCGGACCTGCCCATCCTTCAGGCCGGTGGCCTTGATGACCTCCCTGCGGTATTTGTGGCCCTCTTCGACTGCGGAAAGCACAATCCGCATGGTTGATGGTTTGTGCAACGGTAGCGGCTTGCCTTTCCTCAATGTCATTTCCCGTCGTCCTCCATGCTCTTCAGTTTTTGGATGACCCACTCGGCGTACAGAGCGCCGTCGAGCATCTCTTCCTTGAAGTGCTGCAAACGGGCGATGATTTCTGCCGGGTTGTCTGAAAGGGTCGTGCCGTACTTGTTGATCCCAAGCTGCTGCCTCTTGGCGATTTCCCTGCACACCAGGGCTTCAATGCCGGTCACGTTGAGTTCCACTGTCAGTTTCCTTTCAGGTTGCGGGTGAGTTCTCGGTACTGGCGGGCCAACTCGATCAGCCCTTCTTTCGTGTAATGCCGGGTGGTCTGGTCACGCTCCAGGCGCTCCACCTCTTTCAGCCCCACCCGCTCAATCAACCCTTGGCGGTAGGCCACGTGGTTGCCTGACAGGTGGTGATTGCAATGGCGGCATTGCGAGTGGCAGTTGGTTTCCACGAACCTCAGATGAGGTGCAGACCCCACGCTTCGGTAATGGCCTGCGTCGTGGCTGTTTGGCTCACTGCTCAAGGCGCGACCACAGGAGATGCAGGGTTTGCCTGCGTCCCNTGCCCGTATGAANGCGTTGAAGGCCATCTGAGCCTTCTTGACCAGTTGGGGCTTGGTTTGGAGGGCTTGCAGCTTCTGGCGCGTTTCCTTGCGTTCCTGGGCCTCTTGCTTGGCCTGCTTCTTCTCTGCCACGTTGCGGGCGTGTTGCAGGGCACAGGTGGGGCCACAGACCCGCTGGAGTGGGCGGGTGGGGGTGAATGGCGTTTGGCAGACCTTGCAGGGCTTCAAAACATGGCCTCCTGCTTGGGGAGGTCTGATGCCGTTGTCCCGTTGAAGCCGAACATGTCCGTCATGCGCTGGGCTTCCTCAATGCGCTTGCAGGCTATGTCGAAATACTTGGGCTCACGCTCGATGCCGATGAACTGGCGTCCCATCTGTAC